AAGCCCATGATGTGCTTGTGCCATTGGTAGTTAAGAACTTGCCAGAATTACCTGATTGGCTAGGAATCAGATTGTTAATCTGGGTCTGGAGGGAGGCTAGAGTATCAAGTACAGACTGAGAAGTACCGCCACCATTAGTAATGACTTTGATGCGTTCTGCAAGATCAGGAGTAACAACTTCACCAACATTGAGTTCACGACCAGTAGACAGGACGATAATAAGGCTACCGTCAAAATCAATGCGAGCATCGGTAACAGACACACCGTCAGCACCATCCACTCCATCACGCCCATCTCGACCAGCGTCACCTTTATCGCCTTTGAGTCCATCTCTACCCGACTTTCCATCTTTTCCATCTCGTCCATCCTTGCCATCAATGCCATTACGCAAGTTAGAAGCACGATCTTGAATAGAGGAATTCAAGTCTGCAAATCGACTCTCAAGATCAGTCTTGATACGCTTTAAGCCTTGAATGACCAACTCAGCACTCTTGCCTATGGTCTCGTTTCTGGCTTTAGCGGCTTTTTCTTCAGCAGACTTTTGTAGCGCAGTCAATAAAGCCATCTGCTCATCAGCAGACATATTCTCAATGCCTAGCTTGCGCTCTAAGTCAAGAATATCCATTATGTGAGTTCCCTAGACAACCTATCTAAAAAGTCATTCTCGACCTTGCTTTGCTTGTCAGCCATTTGCAACTCGACAATCTTAGACTTGTTCTTGATGTCTGCCTCTTTCAACATCAGTTCAGCAATCTTAACCCGCTTGTCAAACTCCTGTGAAGATGCCATGTCTTCATTAGGCAAGTTCTTGGTGATAGAGGCCATGTTCTTGGCCTGAATCTCTTGCGGCATCAACTGAGTTTCCATAGACAACTTCACAGCATTTGCCTTGTTTTCTTCAGCCTGAGTGGTCTGAACCGCAATCTGGGCTTGTGCGGCTTGCATAGCCAACTGTGCTTGCATCTGCTCAATCTCTTGCTGTTGAGGATTAGGCTTCATCATCTCGTCCAAAGCCTTAATCATCTCCATGCGATTGGTCAAACTAGAGTTAGCCACAATGCCCTTCAAGATGATCGGCAGAACTGGCGTATTAGCGCCCAAAGTCTGCAACAAACCAATGAATTGCTGTTGCTCATACTCTCTCGCAATAATGCCCAAAGTGGCCGTTGGGATGAAGTTCATGTCCACAGATGGATAACGCTCTGGGTCAAACTGCATGAACCTGAAAGCCGCCTTCTTGATGAATGGAATCAAGAAATCTTCTTGGAAATTCACCAATGTACGCTTGTACTTCTTGATGATCGAGGCCACAGCCATCGACATACCAGAACCACCACCATCTCTAGTGGCTTGGCTGACCATGCCCTGTGAATCCAGCGTACCTGTTGCTTGCAACAACATACGTTCAAACGCTTGGGCAGTCGCTAAGTTGCTTGGGTCAGTAGCGCCAAACTTGAATGGCATCATGATGTCTGCTGGTGAGCCATTGGTAAGAATAGCTTTTCCGGGCTTTACCTCAAATTTAGCGCCTCTAGGCATACGAGTCGCATCCATAGCAATCATTGGGCTGGTAGTCAGCGCCAAAGAGTCCAAGTGGCTACGAGTCTGGGCATCAATGGCTTTTTGCATATTAAAAGCCTTCTCAACCGTACCCCGACCCAACAAACGATTGGGAATCGTGTCATCCTGATAGCTCAGAATGGGTCTATCCTTCATCATGTATGGGTTTTCTTCAGCTTTCAGCAACAAACCATCGTTGGCAATGACCACAATGGCCTCAACCATGTCGGTGTAGTCTTCAGCCGCTGAGTTTTCAGGAAACAACTCAACAATGTCCTTGTTTTCTTGCATATTGTTGAGGTATTCCCTTGGCACAAGGCCGTAATACGTCAACAACAGCACTTTTTCGTCCTGATACTGGCTTACCTCTTGAGTTGGCTCCAAATCAGTGTCTTCATAGGTAGGAGTGATGTCTACTTTGCGGTAGATACCCCGCTCAATACCACGCACAACCTTGTGAATCGACACGTATTTCTCAACAGCCACACCCATACAGTCATCAATTGATGTCCCATTAGGGTCAAACAGGAAGTTCTTAGGGTTCACAGGTGTAATCTTGACCGCAATACGATCACGTTCAATCACACCAATAGCGGCTTGACCCTGCTGATTCGGGATAGGCTGAGTGGCAGGGATGTACTCTTTCTCAGTGGAAACAATAATCTCGCCAATGCCAGTGCCATAGATTTCAGCCATCAACTCAATCTGGTCGATAGATTTCCTGATCTTGTCTTTCTTGAAGTCTTCCATCAGTTGAGACTTGATTAGCTCAACATCAATAGGATTACCGCCAATGTCTTGGATATTGTCTTCAATGTCAAAGAAATCGCCTTGACCGAAGATAGCTTCCATGATCTCGGCGTGGCGGGTTTCTACGGCTTGTTGGGTAGCAGGGGTAACGATACGGCTACGCTCTGATTCACGAGTCTTGTCTTCAGAAGCCCATTGACCACGGAAGATGCGTTCGTATTCCAGCCAATCGGGGAGGAAGTTGACATCACGGTAATCACGCCACCGTTGGCAATGGTCAACAACAAATCCTGTCAATTCTTTATCTGCCTCTGTCGGCTGATAAAACTCGTTTTGCTCTAACTTGTCTGTTGCCATAGTGTTACCTTATAGATGAACCGATTGTATTTCCAAAGGGGTCGGTATACATGGGGGTTGTGTCTTGTGGAATCTGGTACTGGTCAAATGGTTGCGCTAACAAATCAGGTGCGGCAACACCCATTGCAGTAGCCGTTGCTACATCCCTGCGGAATGGGTCAAAGGCGGCAAAGCGTGATCTGATGTTTTCAGGTGGAACGATGTAGCTGATACTGCCCTTGCCTTCAACTTCATTGAAATATGGAATGCTGGTGTAACCTTGTTCTTCAAATAGCTTTTTACGCAATGCGGCATTCATATCTTGATATGTCATTTTGCCGCCTTGAATATCAGACCAGTTGTGACCGCCTTCTTTACGCAAAAAAGCATTAAGGTCATCTTCTCCCCAAGGCATACCATTTTGATTCATTAAGGGTCTATCGCCCAAAATGGTCACTGGATATGTAGCACCCGTTAACTCATCATTTGCATAGTTTGGATTATTTACTTTGTAACCAACTGTATTTTGGAATCTTTCCATTGCCGCTTGTGGAGTGCCAACATGAGTACCAACAGCATCAAATGGCGCAACAGCATATTGACCAGAGTCTAGCGTTGTGTAATCACCGCCAGCCCTAGAAAAATGCACCATGTCTTTGCCGCCCATAGCCGCCGCCCTCATCTCTGGCGTATTGTTAGCTGGCAAACCAAGACCACCCTGCTCAATAGGCAATGCGGCTCTTTGCTGTGCAAGGTCTAATGCGGCTTGTTGGGGGTATGGTGATCTTTGAGCCTTACCAAGAATATTGAGGGTTACAGACTCAACAAGCATTGCCTCTTGATCTACGTCTGATGGTTTGTACTTCTTATATTGAGCATTAACCATCTTCTCAAATTCTTTTTCACCAACTAGATCAATTGACTGGCGAACTCTGTCAACGGTAGGAATGTCTTTAACCTTCAACATTTCTTCCATCGTTAACTCAGGCTTGTAGATTCCTTTGTTTAGATTGATGGGCTTAATACTCATCCCAACAGGCATACCCTCAGTGGCTCTAACAGCACGACCAACAACCCTACCCACTGCTGGCGCAAAAGGCGCAACATTCATTGCCGCATTGATTGTTTCTTCTCTAGGGCGCAAGGTCATGCCCGAACCAGTGAACAACGAGTCACCGTAGGACATACGCTCAAGAGTCTTAGGGATACCAGTCCCATACAGGAACTGAGCCGCACCCTGCATCTGCTGAGTCCTCTCAGGTGAACTCATATATTCCAAAGGCAGATTCACAACGTCAGAGAACAACCCCAGTATGGTGCTTCTTGGTGTCGGTTTCATCTGATCTGCCATGTACTACCTCACACTCCGCTAATGATGTCAACTGGTTGCCACTCGTCTTCATCATCTGCCTCAAAGTAAGAGGTTATAGACAACTGATCTATATAACTAAGGGAGTCTGGCAAGTCATCCTGAACACCCTGCGATGGAAACATCAACAGTTGATCTAGGAACTCTGTCCAGTCTTCTTCCTTATTAAGCACTATTCTGCCATGCTCAAACCGTCCCTGCAATGCCCAAATCACCCTGTCTGACTTCTTCTTGTTCCCATGCGTCAAATCCACAATATGAGCATATATGTTGGATTTTCGCATTAAATCCGACAAATAGGGA